TATATTTATCTGATGCTTTAATTGTGTTTTTCAAAAACATCGGTGCTTCTGCAATCCATATTGGTGTTTGAAAATAAAATGCAGATTTAAAATCTACATGACCTTTTGGTTTACTACTTCCGCCTTGTATCATATTATCTAAAAGGATAGCCAAGATTCCATATTACTAAGCTATGCCTAACTCCTTTGGTTACTGGTTTAACTCTATGCCATACAAAGCTAGGAAATACAACCAAAGAGCCTTTTGGTAATATTTCAGTACAAGCTCTAATATTTGGTTTTTTATCAGGGTCTAAGTTTCTGAAATCAAACTCTAGTTCTCCACCTTTGTATTCTTTTGGGTCTGTCAAACTAACAGTGACTGATAGCTTTCTTATCTTACCTTTTGTTGGTCCTTCTTCTACATAAGGTTTATCCCAACTATCACAATGCCAATCATAGTATTGTCCTTTTTTATATATAGTAAACTGACAAGACTCTGACCAATCCCAATCAAAGTTCCAACCTGCATTTCTATTTGCTTGATGCACATAAGGTTGAATTTCTTTGTATATCCATCTATCGTTCATCCAAACAATATTTGAATCTCTTTTTTTTTGTAAATCTTTTATTTCTTCCTTGCTAAGAGGTTGTTTATTTAAATCTCTATCTCTACCATAACCACCTGTGATAGCCATAATCTCTCTGTTCTTTTCTGCTTTACCATATTGCACAATCATATCACAAATTCTTGGCGGTATAGCAGATTGAAAGTACCAAAAGTAATTAGATATATTCATAATTAATAGTTAATATAGTATTCAGTTGTTTAGAATTATTCTTAGTTATAAAGTATTTTTGTGTGGCAGGAAACATATAGAAATGATTGTTATGCACAGGTATATGCCAAGTTCTATTCTTTCTCCTATTATCATCATACTCAATAACAAGTTCGCAAGAATCTTTTGTACAATCTAAAGCATAGATTAATGTGTAATCAGGTGAGTTTCTTAAATCTACAGGTTCTATTTGATTTCTTAAATAAGATTGTTCTTTAGGATGTAAGACATTACCATGTTGTGATTTTTCAATTAAAGAAAATCCATACTCTACTCGAATATTATCTCTAATATAATCTTTAAACCATTGTAAAGGTTGTGAAAAAGGCACTTCATAATCTTCATAAGAATATGCTTTTGAATTTGTATTGATTCGTTTTTGATCTATAAAAGATTTTATAATATCGTTTTTAATTTTTTCTCTATTGATTTCAAAGCCTTTAGGAAGATCAACAGGACCATGAATTAAATTTATTTCAGACAGCACCACCTTCTGCATAAACTATATTTCTACTTTATTCCAACTCCCGTTAGCTTCATCCCATTCATATCTATGAGTTTCTTTTTCTACTTCTGATAATTCAGGTGCATCACCTACTGGTGACTGCCATCTAGCTTCTGTTGTATTAAGAACCCAACTAGCATATGGTTTTTTAGGTAAGAACAAATCATTGTCCTCATCATAAATCATACCAATACCTGCATAGTTACCTCTTAAAGGTGTTCCACCATTTTTGTGTTGTCCGCCTTGTGTATTGTAAGATGTTTTTACCCAATGAGGATAGTTGTGTATTCTTTCTAAGAATTGTCTGCCTACTTCTTCATCTTCAACACCATCAGCATTTTGACAATCTTTGTCAGCTACAACATGAACTGCCATAACTTTGCTGTTTATTCCTAGTTTTGCGTAATGTGCCATAATGTTCTCCTTATATGTTAATTTTTAATTTATTTCAACTATTGAAATTTGTATCTTATTACGACTATTCCTGAACCTCCATTACCACCTGGATCGTTTGATCTACCTGGTCCACCACTACCACCACTTCCTCCACCACCTGTGTTTGCAGTTCCTGCACCTCCAGTTCCTAAAGAAGAAGTTGCTCCACCACCTCCTCCACCACCATCTCCACTTGCTGGTGCGTTATAACCATTACCTGCTCCACCTCCTGAAAAATATCTTCCGTTTGGTGCTAAAGGACTTGGTGATTGACCATAACTTGGAGCTGTTGGACCAAAAACAGAATCAGCAATAAAACTACCTACACCTCCATCACCTCCATTACCTGCACCACATTGTGGTGTGCCTCCTGTTGCTCCTACTGCACCCGCACCACCACCTCCTCCTGATGCTTTTTCAGGTCCTGATGGATTCATACCACCATTATTACCTTGCGGTGGTGATACTGGAGGAGTATTACCTGTTCCTGCTGCAATTCCTGCACCTCCTCTTGCTCCGCCACCTGAACCTCCTGGTTGTCCTTGATTAGAAGTACCTGGTAAGGGATTGCCTACTCCTCCTGCTCCACCACCAGCACTTGTTATTGTACTAAAAACTGAATCTGCTCCTTTACTTCCAACACCACAAGCTGTACCTGGTGTTGCCTCACCTGCACCGATTGTTATGGGGTATGTTTGAGCTGATACTGGTAAAGCCGAAGCATTCAAAGGATTTGGACTTCCACAAATAAATGATCTAAAACCACCTCCACCTCCTCCTGCACCTGAACCACCTACACCACCTGATCCACCACTACCACCACCACCTACAACCATATATTCAACTGTGTTTGAACCTGCTGCATTTCCAACAGCAGACACTACAAAATTAGAACTACTTGTAAAAACATGAGTTTTAAAATTACCATTAGTTAAAACTGTACCACCAGTTGCAGCTATAAATGCAGCACCTATTTGTGCTGTTGAATCATCATTTATAAGTTGCCACCCTTTAGTTCCATCTACATAAATTAAGGTTGCGGAAAGTCCTTCAGTATTAAAAGTTGTATCATTACAAGTACCACACATTTTTGATCCATTTCTACCGATTGTAACTGCGTTACAAGCAAAAGTTCTAGCATAATCTTTAACCGAAACTATATCTCCAGCACTAGGACTTGCAGGTAAAGTTACAGTAACCGCACCGCTAGTCGTATTAACAAAATATCCTTTACCACTTTCTGAAGTAAAAGGTGAAGTCTTGGCAGTCGTACACCAGTCTACTGTTCCAGTTCTACCAAATCCAGTTTGTGTAGCACCACAAGCTAAAGTTACTGCTGTGCCTGGTCCACCTAATTCTAATGTGCTGCCTGTTCTTTTTTCTATTTTATTTACTTTAATTGTACTCATAATTTATCCTATTGAAATTTGTATCTTATCACTATTATTCCTGATCCTCCAGTTCCTGCTGCTAAACCACCTACAGCACCACCTCCACCACCTCCTGTATTAACTGTTGCTGGGTTTGCAGCCGATGCTCCTTGAGCTCCTGCTGATCCTCCACCTGTTCCTGCTGTACCACCTCCTGCTGCACATGCTGATGGTGATTGAGAGCCACCTCCACCCCCTCCTGCTCTTGCAACTGCACTTCCTGTAATTTCTGTTGAAGCTCCTGTTCCACCTGCTCCAGCATTACCTTTTGTTGGTGCTGGTCCTACTGATCCATTTCCACCATTTCCAGTAGCACCTCCGCCACCACCCATACCAATATTAGCAGCAGGAGCTGGACTTGATATTCCTCCAGGATTACCCTGAGGTGGACTTACTGGTGGAGTATTACCTGCTCCAACACAAGCTGATCCTGATGGGTGGTTACCTGCTCCACCACCTGAACCTCCATTTCCTCCATCTCCACCAGGACTTGGTGATGGTGATACACCACCAAAACCTCCACCTGCTGATGATATGCTTGAAAAAATTGATGCAGAACCAACAGTTCCTGCTGTAGGATAACCATTTGGAGAACCTGCTCCTCCTCCACCAACTGTTATTGGATATGCTTGAATTGATACTGGTAATCCTGCTGGTGCAACTATAGGACTAGCTGTGTATGGTGTTGCTGGAGTTTTACCTTCTCTAAATCCTCCTGCTCCTCCACCAGCACCTGATCCACCTCCACCACCACCAACAACCATATATGAAACATTATTATTACCTGGTGTTGGTGCTGAATCTATTGTGAAAGTACCATCACTTGTAAATGTATGTATTTTAAAATCTCCACTTGTAGTAATAGTTCCACCTGTTGCTACTATAAAATTTGGTTGTCCTGAAACATTAGAAGTGGAATCTTGCACATTTTTCCAACCTCTTGTTCCATCTACATAAATTAATGTAACTGATTGTCCTTCTGTTTTTAAAACTGCATTGTTACATTGAGAATTTATTTTTGATCCATTTCTACAAACAGTAACATTATTAGTTTGCCAAGTATTAGCATAATCAGCAAAAGCTACAATATCACCAGCACTTGGTGAAGATGGTAAGGTTACTGTAATTGCACCTGATGTTGTATTAACAAAGAAACCATCACCACTAACTGCCGTAAAAGGACTTGTCTTTGCTGTAGTACACCAATCAACTGTGCCAGTTCTTCCCATGCCTGATGTAGTTGCTCCACAAGCAACAGCAACAGTTTGTCCTGAAGAACCAATCGTAATTGTTGATCCACATTTTTTTATGATGTTAGAACCATCTGATGTTTTTTGTATGTTATCTACTTTAATTGTACTTGTCATAATTATTGAAACTTATATCTTATTGCTACAAATCCTGATCCTCCTGATCCATTTGGTTGTGTAGGTGATGATATACCTCCACCGCCTCCACCTCCAGTATTAACTGTACCAGTAGTGGCTGCTGTACTAGGAGCAATAGCACCATTTCCGCCTCCACCTGCTCCTCCAGCTTGAGTAGAACCATCACCTGCTGGTGGTTGAGTTCCACCTCCACCTCCACCTGCAAAATATCTTCCTGGAGCTGGTCCTGTTGTTCCATAACTTGGAGCTGTCGGTCCAAAAAAAGCTGTTGCTATTGGTGATCCTGCTCCACCAGCACCTGGTGCTGATGGTTTACCTTGAAAGCCTACTGCCGCAGCTCCTCCACCTCCTCCACCTGAATAAGAACCTCCACCATTTCCACCATTGTTTCCTTGAGGAGGACTAACTGGAGGAGTATTACCTGCACCACCACTTCCAGGTGCAAATACAGCTCCACCTCCTGAACCTCCTGCTGCACCATTTCTTACATTTGGTCCACAAGGATTTTCTGATCCTCCTCCTCCACCACCAGCAGAAGTAATTGTACTAAAAACTGAATTTACACCTGATGAACCTCTTGCTGTTGGTGAACAAGAAAATGCTCCTCCTGCTCCTATTGTAATTGGATATGATTGAATTGAAACTGGTAAACCTCCAGTAGCTGGACTTGGATAAGTAGTTCTAAAACCTCCTGCTCCACCACCACCTGAACCTGATCCATCTCCACCACCTGCTCCACCAGCTACTACTAAATATTCTACAGTATTTGATCCAGCAGATGAACCTGCACTTGTTACTACAAAATTTCCATCTGCTGTAAATATATGTGTTTTAAAATTACCACAAGTAAGTATAGTGTTTCCGCCTGTAGCTGAAATAAATTGTCCTTGTAAAATATCTTGGTCTGCTGTGTTTACTAATTTCCATCCTTTTGTAGCATCTACATAAACTAAAGTTATTGCATCACCATTATCTATTAATACTTTGTTTGCACAACCTCCTTCAATTTTAGAACTATTCCTACAAATTGTAATAGCATTACAAGCTGAAGTTTGTGCATAATCTGAAATTGCCACAATATCTCCTGCACTTGGTGATGAAGGAAGTGTAACTGTAACACCGCCTGATGTTGTATTAACAAAATAACCTTTACCTGAGACAGATGTAAATGGAGATGTTTTAGCTGTTGTACACCAATCAACTGTTCCAGCACGACCCATACCACTCGTTGATGCTCCTGCTGCAATAGCAACTGTTTTACCTGATGAACCTAAAGTTAATGTTGAACCACATTGTACATCAACTGTATTTACTTCTATCTTACTCATACGATAACTAATGTTCCTGTTACTGTTACTGTTTGTGTAAAAGTGACTGGTCCTGCAAGAACAGCACTTTCAATAATTAATACATTATCTATTGTTGCAGCGTGTGTAAAAATTTCTTCACTACCAGGTTTGTTACCTATGTAATAATTATTATAATATGTCATATATCTCCTACGTACTTATCGAATCTACAAAACTAACCCAAGCATCAACACTCGAGGCTGCCGAGCTTTGAGCTTTAAGCACATCAGTATTTTGCATAACAACTTTTGCTCCACCCTGTATAAGTTCAACTGAACTAGCAGGTGGGATGCTCAAGTCTTTTACAAGATACCTAGTTGTAGAGCCGCCTTCTAAAATAAATACACTAACTGTTACTGCTGATGTTAAAATATTTGCAAGTCTTAAACCTACAATAGCATCATCACTATTTGCTGTTAAAATAGTTGTAGCTGAATTTGTTATTTGTACTCCTGACGATTCAAAATCTTGTGCCATATATCCTCCTTATTCCTTATAACGCAATAGCCATAGCTGTTGCAAATCCTTTTGTTGAAAATGATGTTGTATCTACAGCAGCGTCTTGCCAAGACGATCCATTGTAAACACGTAGTAAATTAGAAGTAGTATTAAAATATAAATCACCTGCTGTCAAAGCATCTCCATCATTATCAACTGTAGGGTCAGATGACTTAGCTCCTAAGTAAGTATCATCAAAATTATCTGCTGCTGCCTCTGCTGCGGCTTGTGCTGCTTGAGCTGCTGTTTTAGCTGTGTCAGAAGCAGTGGCACTTGTTGCTGCATTAGTTGCTTGAGTGGCTGCTGTAGTTGCTGAACTAGCTGCTGCGGTTGCAGAACTAGCAGCGGCTGTTGCACTTGTAGCTGCGGCAGTAGCTGATGTAGTTGCTGAAGCTGCGTCTACAATTAAATCATATTTAGCTGAGTTTGCATTAGTTGTTAAAGGTTGTGAACCTGATGAAGTGTGTGCTTCATTTACTAAAAAAATATTATTTGTTGAAGTGTCCTTAACTAAATCTCTTACTGCATAAGCTGTACCACTAGACCAGTTACCTTTGTAAGTTCCTAGTTCCTGTGTAACTGCAAGTTCTCCACTACTATCAAATGATAAAACTTTATTAGCTCTATCTGTTGCACCCACAGTAAACTCTGTAGATGTCATTGTGTTTGTTCTTGATAACTTAATGGCTCTATCAAGTTCTTCTTGAACTTGTTGTGTCGTCATTGTTGCACGATCCAGTCCCTCTTCGTGAGTCTCCGCAGGGAAAGGATCATTGGCTATATAATCTATAGCCTGAGTTTGCGGGACATTTCTTCTAATAACCACAGTTTCACCACTTGCAGGAGTATTGCCTGTTGTGAAGGTAATTGATCCTCCACTAGAAGCTCCAGCACCAGCTACTGTATAGTGAGTTGTTAGAGTTTTTACAGTTTCAGTTCCAGTTGAAGAACGAATAATAACTTGTAAATCAGTGTCCGCAAATATTTTAAAAGTATAGGCAAAGTTTGTTGTTGAATTATTACCTGAATAGGAATTTTTTACTGTAGTTGAAGATATAGTCATAGTTCTCTATATTATTTATCCTCCATTTTATCAAGGAGATTTAACGCTTGTTTTGCGAAATTAATCATTAATATATACTGCTGATCTATCATCTCTCTTTTCATATCACCTGTAATTTTAGTTCCGTCAGCAAGTTCCTTCACGTTATATATCTGTCTGATGGCTTTGTCTAAATCTTTTATAGATTTTTGATAATCTAACATAAACTTTTTGTCAAAAGGAGCTTCTTTCTGTAGCCTTTCAACCTCTTCAAAATCACCTATTTTTTGAGCATACTCAAGATCATTAAAGGCTTTTTGTATAGGCTCTAATTTTTCAAAGAATGTTGTTAAAGATTTTGAAGAATAACCTGGAACATTTCTTACATCAAAAGCTCTAATCACAGGTATTTTGGATAGTGTATCTGTAGGTTTTATTGGATCATCAATAATCTTAGCTTTGATCAAACCATAGTCTAAAATGTCTATAATATATCTACCAATACCACCAGTCCATGATCTAAATACATTCTCAGCATGAATAGGATTCATGGCTAAAAAACTTTCATCACCTACCAAACCATTAAGAAGTTCTGATACTAATTTAAAAGTTTCAGATGTATATTCTGTATAGTAAAATTTATTGGATAAATTTTTATCTAAAGATTTTGGAACTACAGGTGCATCTCTAAAAAAACTATAATTCATAAAATTTTCTATAAAGGGTCTTACAGCTGTAGGTATAGGATAAAAACCTTTTGCATTTTGATACATAAAATCTTTAGCAAATTCTTTAAATTGTTGAGGTTCATTTGTTCTTACCCAATCTAAACTTTTTTCAATAATAGAAGAAACTAAAGTTCCTACTTCAAATGGTTTTGGAAATCTAAAAGGATTATCACCAATTTTAAAATAATAATATGCTTGTTTTAACCATTCAGGTTGATCTCTATAATCTTCATCATCATAGTTTAACATATAAAAACCTAGTGTTGGAATAGCAACATAAGCACCAAGCATAGCTGTTGTTCTTCCAGGAGTATCTCTAAAGGCTTCATATAATCTAGTTAAACCTTGAACTCTTGCATTCCAAAAAGGAACAAGTCTATTTATATTATTACCTAATGCTCCTCTCTTTGCATAATCTAAAAGATTTCTAGCTTCAAAAGCTCCTCTTTCAACCGCTTGTTTTTCTGTCAAACCTTTTTCAATAGCTTTTTTATAAGTTTTTTCAAATATTCTAAATCTTGTCATTTCTTCTGATAATTGAGTTAAAGCTCTAAATGGTGCTAACATTCCTCTGTTAGAATTTCTTACTGGTCCTTTAGAAAGAATATCATATACCTTTCCATCAAATATATTTGGCTTATCAACGGCTAAAAGTGTAGATTGCATACCACCTGACTTGACATATTTTTTATACATTTCCATCGTTTTTTTTTTATTACCTTTATTAATAATATTAAATGCTCCAATCACAGAATCAACTATTGGAGTAAAAGGAACTTTATTTAAAAAACTAGCTTGCATGGTATCTCTAAAAAAGTTGGGTACAGCAAAGTCAGGAATTAATATTGCACCAGCTCGAAGTGTTCTAGCAGGAGCTCCTAAATAATTAAAAAACATATTTGCACCTTGTTGATCTAAAGTTGTAAACGCAGTTTTAATATCTCTACCAACATCCCAAGTTTCTAATTTTCCATCTCTTCTAATTGTCATTAAATCTTCTTTAGGTCTATTAGTAGTTTTTGGATTTACTTTTTTTATAAATGGATAAAAATTTTTATCTTTCTTTTGAGCATTAGCAACCATATCAAGAAATCTAGTTTTGACAGCATTTCTTTCAACAGCATTAACTATTGTATTTGTATTTTTAACCATCTGTTCTAATGGTGGATATACTCTTAATTTGCTACCTTCTATTTTTTTAAAAGGATTTACTGATCCTTCTGCTACAACTGGTTTACCATCTTGTATGAGTTCTCTTGCAAAAGTAACATAATTTTTATTAGCTTCTGTCATTGCTTTAAAATCTTTTGCAGAAATTAAACCACCATCACGAGCATATTGTAAAAGTTCTTTTTGATATTTATCTGTTTGTTTTGATGTTTTTTCAAATTTAGATTTATTTTGTTTTACAAACTCTTTTGCAGTTTGAATATTAAAACCTGTTTCAATTCCTCTACCATCCAACTCAATAGCTCTTCTGTTTGATAAATAAGTTTCAAATAGTTGTGTTTCTGTCTTACCTTGTTTTGTAATATCTTTTGTTATTTGTTTAAGTCCTAGACCTTTTTCATTTAATGTTTTTGCATTTAAAGTTCCGTACTCGATAAAATAAGCTGCACGATTTTGCATACCCTCCATGATTCTCGCTTGTTCGTAAACATTTAGTTTTTCAATACCAGTTTTAGTATTTATTTTAGCAGCTCTCATGACTTCGAGTATAGGATATTTATTATCTATACCTTCTACAATAGCTTTTCTTTTAACAGTTGATCCCATTTCTTTTAATCTTTCAGCTGTCAAAGGTTCTACTCTTGGTTTTAAAACAATATTTTCAGATGCTTTGTTTGCTAATTCATCTTTAAATATTTTTTCAGGTTCTTTAATTTTTTTCTCAGGAGTTTTTCTTTGAAGTAGATTTGCGTAATCTCTAATAAAAGGTCTTGACGAAACATCTTCTAATATTCTTTTATTAATAATTGCATCTTTAAATACTTGATTTGGTTTTTTACCAGTATCAACAAATACTTTTTTAGTTCTATCTTCCATAGTTTTTCTAGGTTGAACTAATCCTAAACCACCAAATAAAACAGCAGAGTATGAAAATTCTTTTAAAGTTGGAAGCTGTTGGTTTAATGCTGCACCTACTCCTTCAAAAGCAGTAAGTTGTGAAGCAACTCTAGTTATATATTTATCTGCTAGTTTTGTTCCGCCTATTCTTAATTGTGGTGCAACAGCTGTAACTCCAAAAGTTAAACCTTGTTTTGCACCTTCTTTAATACCTTCTTGTAAAAAATTTTTAAGAATAGTTACTGGTTCACCATAAGATTGTTGTTCTAATCCTTTTAATATTGTTTCTCTAGCAGCTCCTGGAATAGCACCAGCAACAAAAGCTCCAGCAACTGGATTCGCTGTTGCTGCTGTACCAGCTATATAACTTGCACCATATAAAGGTAATTCCAATCCTAAAGTATATGCTCTTTCTAATAAACCCTCAAACCATGTATAATCTTCAGGCTCAGGTCCAATAAGAGCTTCAGATAAACCTTCATTGTTTGCAAGTCTTGTAGTCATGTCATATAAAGTTTTTCCATAACCTCTTTTCAATATTGCATCACCATCAAAATTTTTACCAACTACAAGTTCTTTTAAAGATACAGGATCACCTTGTTCTATTCTTGACTGATAAAGCATTTCATCATCAGGACCAACAATCTCTTGACTTTCATATTCATCAACAATTTGTTTTTTTATATCTGAAAAATAATCTTGATATATTTTTGTATCATTAGTCGTTGTGCCAAAGGCTTCTAATACTTCTTGATTATTAAAACCTGCACTGTTTAATTTTTGTATTTTTTGTTTTTTCCAATCAGCTATTTCTTTTTGACTAAAGCCTGCATCATTTAATCTAAGTTCTTTTTGTCCTAAATCCATTACTGACTCATTGTTCTTTTTTCATATTCAAGAGCTGTTTCACCTTCTAATCTTGGAGGAACTTCACTTTGATTTGTTTCTTCAGCTATTGATTGCACAATGCTTCCAAGATCAGATGTTTTAGGTAAAAGATTTTTTATATCTTTGGCAATATAATTTTCTGAGTTTGGTGATAATAAATTTTCAATAGTAACTCCATTTCTTAAACCATCAATATATCTTTTGTAGTATACTTGTCTTAGCTTACTAGCTTTATTATTATAAGTTTTATCAAAATAACTTAGAAAAACATTACCTTGTAATAAAGGTGTAAGATTATCAAACCATTGAATATATTGTTTATCTTGATCTGAAAATGTATTGTTATATGTTCTTGTTATAAATGTTGATAAAAAATTAAGATCATTATCATTGATTTGACCATCTCCTGCTCTTTCAATTATACTTTTTGCAGTTGTTTCTCCTGGTAGTTTAAACTGATCTTTTGCGTTTGTTATTTCTCCTAAATTTATTTTTTCAATAATAGTTGTATTTGTATTATAATTACTATCATAACTAAATTTACCATCATTAATTTTTGTATTAAAACTTTTAATTTGTTGATCAGCTTTCGCATCACCAGTAGAATATTCTAAAAGTTCTTGCTCAGTTAATCCATGAACTTTGTTTGATTCACTTCCATTTATTCTTTTTACTATATTTTCTAAATTTTTATTAATTACTGAAGCATTGTTAAATTTTAAAACTTCACCATCAAATCTAGCCTTTGATCTTACTTCTGTAATTAATTTTTTTCTATCATCTCCTGTTATTTGTTT